TCCATTGCTGCTGGTATAGTTTGTCTTGCCGATTATTTCTTTTTCAACATCAATTTTTGTATTTTCTTCAACGTTAGTAATAACGATTCTACCAAATCTATTTGGATCTGTAAAACTTTGATAATACAATACATCTGGAGCATTTAAGGGAACTTCAAAGGTGATAGTTCCGCTTTCAATTCCAGCATTGGTTAGACCTTTTGTATAATTTAACGCAGATGACGATGCTGAGGTAAAATCGACAAATTCCCAATCATCTGTATTTTCGTCAATGGTGCTTCCGTCGCTAGTGGTTATATTAGTTTTTGCCTTCCATAATTTTCCATCAAATACAACTAGTTGGCCGACGGAATATTGAAAGTCGGGATTATATAATAACGTTCCAGTGTCAATAGTAGTTCTAAACAATAACGGATTTCCTGGAACATTAACTTGGAACTTGTATGTTTGTCCTCTATATAAAGTTAATGTAGGATTGTTTGTTAGGCCGTCGGGAGTGAAAAGGTAAACGCTACCCACGCCAAGGCCCACTCGATATGTGCTTGTAATATTCTGAGCCTGACCTAGAATCTTAATAGGAGGTGGGCCGTCTGGTACCCAATAATATTCTCTATAATTTACAAACTTGTCCCAATCGATGGGAGGGGCCCATGTATAGTGTTCTTGAGCTGTAATTAGATCGTCTCGCTCTTCAGTGTTATTAAAAAACTTTAATTGATTTTTAAAGTCGAGATAATCGTAAAACTGTTCAATCTTGCCATCTTTTTCTACAACAACACCAGGTTCTAATTGATATCTACTGCGTAAAGTTTGATCTGTGTCTAGGTAAACTTCACTAGATTTGTAGGTTTTACCATATCGTCTACCTAGATATCCTACTTTTTTTTCTAAGACACCCGGTTGAACTAACGGGTCTAGTGCTCCTGCAAGAAATTTTGAGTTTGCTTCAGTTTGAAAAATCTGAGGCAAAAGATCTATTGTCTTTCTTATAGGAAGTTGACTATCTGGAAAAAATTTATCTGCCATTTTTAATTTGTACTCGATATGATTGAATCGGAAGAAATTCTAAGTTCGGATGCTGAGAGCGAGGACACAATTTCTATATCATCTACTGTTGCACCGCTAACAAAAATTTCATCTACTCTACTTTGGATCTCAAATAAACTGCCAAACGACTGTGTTAGCTGTCTAGGGAGAATAACAATATTACTGATATCAGGAGAAACAGTATTTACAATGTAGGTTATCAGTTCGCTGACGTAAAATCTATCTCCAAAGTCCCAGTTGTTGATATTAAAAAATTCATTTATTGCATTGATAATTCTAACTTTTAAATCGTTGTCGTTGATTAATCTATTAGAGTTTTTAACCACCTTAAACTTTGCCTGTAATTTAACATCTGCGGTGGGTCCGAAAAGAACTTTATAATCTACAGGATGATATATAATTTCATCGCTGATAGATTTTATCAAATCTAAATTAGAACCAAACGATATTCGTAGACTATCGCTATTTGGCGCTTCTGGTCTAGTTCCTACTCCTGCTAGAAAATTTCTAAAGGCGGTATTATAGCTTCTTGTTAAAAGATAAACGTCGATGATATTACTAGAACTAGGATCAATTCTTCTATCAATATTGGCATTATGCACATACTGAAATTTTAATCCGGCACGGCCAACATTTGCCTGATAGGTACTTTCTAATATCAATGTATTTGTTGTTCTATCTACTCGTTTTACAACATTTTCATCACTGTTATAAAAATATATTAAATCCCCGTCATTGTAATTGTTAACATTAACAAGGCTTTCTTTTGACACAATAGAAATATGATTATCGCTATTATCTACATATTCATTTATGGTATTTCCTGCAACATCTATAGATTCTTTAAAAAATAAGTAATTGAGATCTAGATCAGTTCCTACAATTTGTTCAAAGGCTTCAGGATTATCAATAACACCATCGTCGTCTGTATCAGAAAATGCTATTTTTATTTCATTGGTGCTTTGATAACCGTCATCATATTTTATTGTATCACTTATTTCAAAACTAATATCTTGTTTGAGCGGCCCTAATAAATTGCTGTTAGGATTTATACTTAAAACTTTCACCTGATCTTTTATTACGTTGCCAGTCTTGCTATCGTAAGTTTTTTGTGCCGAATCAAAATAAAATCTGTTTTCTTCAAGGCTTCCAAATATGTAATCGAGTCCACGAATTCTTACAAAATATTCGTCTGCTTCCTTAATAAATGCAATAATCCAAGATGAATCTAAGCTGCTGTTAGAAGTATCGCCCGACTTACCAAGACTAAAATTATCTAATAAATTTAGATTGGCTGAAGTAATTAGCTTCCAAGACGATTCAATCATAGAATAGCGAAGACCGAAGTTTAAATTTGAAAATAACAAATTGGTCATTTCTAACTCTAATCCTTCAGATAAGTTAGAAACAAATTTTGGAATAATTCTGGTTGCAATTGCACCTGTAGGAATTACATCACTAAACTGAACTGGTCCTAGTCCTGTGCTTAGGACTCCTCGACCAGCATTGGTTCCGTCTCCAACAACCTTAACTGTTTTAGTCCATATAGCATTTGTTTGTTCTGGGTCTAAGTCATCACTATTGACTAATTTTCCCCGTTTAAATGCCTTGCCTTCTGGCGCAGTAAACTTGATTAACGCACCGGGAGTTGCATATTTTAGTGTACTTGTAGTATATGTTCCTACTTTTAAAATAGCAGAATCAACACTGTTATAAAAATATCCTGTAGAACTGTTAACATCCGTAGTCAGTTGATTCCACCTATAATTAATATCTGTAAACAAAATTTTATCAAACTTAGTTAGATAAAAATTATAGATATCTGTTGCGGTAAAAATTGGTTCAATACTATTCTTAATAAAATTAATAATGTCAATTCTATTAGAATACTTAAAGGCTAGAGATCTTTCTATTTCATCTTTGTAGATAAGTCCATCAGAAGCAAAAACATTAACATTTGAATATTTCCCGCTAGCGTCAATAAGATCAAAATTTCTACTTATTCCGCTTGATACTCGATTAATAGCTTTTACTTTTAAAATGTTCTGTGATGATGTCAACGGTGCAAGATTATAATCTTCACCGGTAATCATTCTGTTTTGTGTATAATATTGTGCCGGAGCATTTTGTCTAATAGACGCAACAGATTCAGTAGCCGATGAAGAACTTACTGTGTATTTTAATCCTAATGTTACTGTTAGAGTGTGTCTTACTCCCGACTTATTAACATAAGGAATGCCGATTGTGATCCCTCGCATTTCATTAGGTGCTATTTGGTACACTAGGCCATTGCTAGTTCTGTAATAAGTTCTAAAAGCACCGATCGGTAAATTTCCATAAACTCCATCTGAAAATGCAAGATCAACTCTGTCATTTTCTTTAGTGATTACTGAATATATGTTTCTAATATTAGAATCAATACTGTTATAAGAAATATTATTTCCTATTAAAGACGACACCTTGGTCCATTCGTTTAATTGTACACCGGTTGAGCTTAATGAATATAACCAAATATCGTCGTTGTTGATATTGTTGCTGTCAATGGCTATCAACTCGTTGGTTGTAGGAATATCTATAGAAAAATCTGCAAGCTCTAAGGTGCCTTGTTTAAACATTAAGAAAAAACCAGTGTTTGCACTAGTACCACCTTTTCCATCATTTCTATATACAAATCCCAATTGATTGCCCGGCACTGGAGGTTCTTCATACAATTCTTCTTTGCCTTTGAACCCGGTACTAACTAGCTCAAATGTCATTTGTCGTCCAGCAACTATTTTACTGTATGTAAAAATTGGAACATCATTTGATGCTGTTCTAAATCTATATTGGTCTGTGGCAATATCGTCAATAATAGCCGTTCCTTGACTTCGGCCGAATACAGTATTATCGGCCATAGCAGCATTTAAAATTGTAACAAATTGTTCGGGCCAATTAGAGTTTGTAGGATCGTTCCACACAATAGTCTGTTGTGCTAGATTTTTTCCGTTATTATCTAACACACTTTCTGTAGTACTTACAGTGTCAAATTTTAATATACCTTTAGAAGGAATATTTCTCTTAGCGTTATAACTGAGCATTTTTGCAAGACGTAGAACACTTTCTTTACGCTCTGCAAGTTCAATAAAATTTTCTCTGCTGGCTAAATCAATACGGAACGCAAGACTCTGGCCAAGGAATGCAATAGCATCAATTAAGGCTAGGTACTCTGAACTTTCAATGTAGTCATTAAAATCTTCAGGATAGTTTTCACGAAAATAGGCAATAATAACTCTGCGAAGATTTTCAAAGTCGTAGCTTTTGAAATCAGAACTTTGAAAAGTCTGATAAATTCTAGTCCAATCTTCATTTAAAATTAAGTTGTTTTGTCTAGACGTTGTGGTCATAATTTGCTATCCTATCATGTATTTAACTAAAAAATAAAGTGGTCAGTTTATAATTTTATTTTCTTTATCAAAGTCAAATGCCATTCTTTCATTAATGGCAAAAGGCAAATATGTAATATCAGCTTCTATTCTGATACCCATATCTGTAGAATCAATTACTACTCCGTTGATGGCTATTCTAGGATCATAGTTAATGATCTGTTCAACATCCTCTGTAATTAATTTTTTAACTTCCTCAGTGAACGGTTCAAAAAGCAAATCCCAAATTACTGTTCCAAAATCTGGGTTTTCTAATTTTTCCCCTTTTCTAATATAAAAATGATTAATAATATCCTGTTTTACTAAATCAATGTCGTATAATTTAAATCCATTTTTAGATTCTTGAGAACTAAATCCCTTGTAGGTAAATGCGATTTGACTGTCAGCAACGCTGGCATTGAGTGATGCTACAGACTTTTGATTGTATAATTTTGCCATTGTATTCCTTATGTGTCTCGATCAGTATTTGTAGGTTTTAATACCGTGGGAGCAAAATTTTCATGTAATGACCACGGTTCGTGCATTGGTATTCTTTTCATAATACTTTTTGTAGTACCTGCTTGATATCGTTTTTTATTGCCCCACCCGCTGCCTGTACTAGTTACAGGGTTAGCATGTGTGCTCAACGGTGATGCAGGGGTTGCAGGAGTTGCAGGGGTTGCAGGGGGACCGTTCATGTGAATTTTGCTGGCAGATTCTATATGTTGACCGCCGCTACTGATGTTGGTATTGGCTCCTGCTGTAAAATTATTTGCACTACCGGAATTAATATCTGTTGATCCACTAGTAGACAATTTAGTACCCGAAGCCGATATCAAGTCAAATCCTGCACCTATTGTAATTTTTCCGTCTGCACCTGCAATTAGATTAAAATTGCTGGCGGCTTCTAATTGCATTTTCCCGCCAGCTGCTTTTATATTGACATTTCGGCCTGCTTCAAAATTAATATCTCTGTCGGCTCTAAAATTTAAATCGTTTTCGGTGTGGATAGAAATACTATCCTGTGCATAGATATCAATTTTACCGTTAGACGTTAATTCTACCCAGCTGGTACCGCGAGCATTACCAATATAAATTAAATCTTCTGAATTATGTAATAATATCTGATGGCCTGTTCGAGTTCTAAGCCTTACATATTCGTTATACGGAACATCGGGATTTCCCTTTTCATTTTTTAACGTGTCTACATATTTTACAGGGCCTGTTCCGGCTGTAGTTGCTCTTTGAAATTGATCATCACCATCATCAAACACTAACTGTGATCCGCCTAGTCTACTAACGGGCACTGCTGATGGACTTTGAGCTTGTCGCTTTCCGATAAATTGTTTTTTTGCGTTTGGTCCTCGATCAAAGGGCCCGGGGGTAGAAATACCAAAAACTGTGTTTGGTATACTTCTTCTGGTTGTACTGGTAGTAGTTCCTCGTACATCATCTTCTAACAATCCCTGTTCTAAAAATCTATCAGCAATAGGATGAACCGGGCGTTTTATCTTTTCGATTTCTAATTTTTTATCTAGTTCGTTTGTTTTTCTGTTAATTTCTGCTACAGGCAAAGGCGAAGTAGTATCATATTTCTTTTTTTGTTCTTCGGTTAATTCTACTG